GCTAGAACCCTGAGTTCCGAGGGAAACTATACCGCCCCCCTCTATTGCATTACTATCTGTAGATAAGGTAATTACCTCTCCACTCTGATAGGAGAATCCAGAATCAACAACTTCTACGGAGCTGAGGGTTCCGTTGGTAATACCGGCCGCAGCCTCAACAACAGCGTTATTGCCGATAACATTTGCTGATGCATCTTCTGTAATAAAAACAACGTTGGCAGTTGAACCAGATTCAGCTCCTAGAAGAAGCGTCCCCGTAATAAAATTGACAAACGATATTCTGCGCAACGTAACAAGACTGCTGTTAGAAGATTCAATAATACCTTTAGCATCAATTGTCAAGTTATTAGCTACTACTAAATTGGGCGTAGCAACTGCTCCTGAAAATGTTCCCACAATAGTATTAGATACATCAAATGTGTTTGCAGTATTAGATACTAAAATACGTAGCGATCCGTTTGCTCCAATTACAGCAGCAGAATAAATCTCTCCGTGAATAATATTACCATCCGTACGAACTTGTCTAACAACTTCTCTACCAGAAGTGTCAAATGTACCTGAAACGCTACCGACATTAGCTGAAATGGCTGGACTTATAATTGATTGAGTAGCAAGCTCTCCGTCTCTGAATCCAGCAGTTTGATTTATAATGTTTAAATTATTTATTTCTCGTTTACCAAAAGCAGCAATTGCTTTTTCTATTTCTACAACAAATGGTTGAGCTGTATTATCATTACCAGGATTACGTTCTGTCAATGATATAATAGAACCAATTGTTAAAGGTAGTTTTGTAAGAGCTGTTCCAATTACAGAAGAAACGTTTGCAGCCGGAAGACGAGGAAACCCATATCCCGTATTAGAAGCTGCGTTAGAGTTGTTAGCATTTAAGTTAACAGACATGATTGATACATTGCCGCTATTATTACTAGCTAGCTTATCGGATCCAATGAATACTATTTCAGTATTAGAAATACCACCAATCTTGAATCCTCCGGGACTTCCCGAACTAATAATTGTAATAACAGCCTGGGCCTCGGTGGTCGTATCATAAATGTAATTGCGATTGAGACTATCTGCTACAAATACATTTGCTATACTATAGAGACCGAGCGCTTGAGAGTTACTTCCAACAACAATACCGGTTGCTGTTCTATCAGTCGCTGTTGATTTGACAGCTCCATTTGTTGTAGCGTTTGCAAATATTCGGGTAATAGAGGCATTGCTAAAGTTTGTATTATTAAAAGCAAGCGTACTGACAGTAGTTACGTTAGCAGTACAATTTGACGTATTACCAATAAGCAGAGTGTTAGTGGTAAAAGGGCCGAAGCGTTGATCAATTGTTGCTACCGAGCTATTAGCATATACAATCACACCAACAGCAGCATTACCAGAGGCATTAGACTGATATACCGTCTCGCCTTGAATAAATGAACCCGATGCAACATTGGCGCTGGTTATTGTGTCTAGCCCAACGTTTGCTACGCTATGAGGAGATATTAATAACCAACCCGTTGTTGTTACTTGATTGGCATTGAGGATAAATCCTCCAGCAATATACCCTCCTGTAGAGTTAACCCCGTATACCAAGCTACCATTAGCAAAAGTAACGTTTGCGCTTGAGAAGACTACGTTGACGAGGGGTTGCTTTACTGTATTAAACTCTTCGAATTTTAATATTGAAGAGTTACTACTCGTAAACGATGTTATTGATAGGACATTCGCTGATACATATACTTTTTGGGTGTCGCTGAACACGTTGGCGTTCAATGTGTATCCAAATCCCCCATCTAATAATCTATAATTAACCTCTCCTGTTCTGACCCCAACATCAGTAACACGAACTTTTCCTAAACGACCAGTCCTGTCAGAAGACACATTCAATATTTGACCTGTCTCAAAATCACTACCAGCCGTTGTAATTTCAATATTGGTTAACGATCCAACAATTTGTGGACTACCCTGTACAACATTATCATCACTTACTAACTCATCAGTAATAAATTGGCCACGTACGTTGGACAAGTATGCAACATCAATTACATTACCTCCGTGGTTACGTCGTACAACACTTTCCACAAATGCTCTTGCGCCTGATACAGTGCCGGTTATATCTTTTCCCACAAACCCAATAGTTCTACTGCTAATTGATAGTTCCAAATAAATTGGGACCGTCCACTTACCATCGGACGTTCTCAAAATATCATTGCCAGGATAATAAACGTTTATAGATTCATTAAAAAGTAAACGGAACACTAAACGCAACGATTGGATTGTTCCTTTTGTTCTGTGTATGTCTAACGCATGTTTAATTAATTCGCGTTTTTGTTCGACGCCATTAAGAGACACACCATCCAAGAACATATTCTGGAAGTGGGGAAGAAATTGATCAAGAGTTGTATCTACATCTTTAAAAGAAAGAAGGTTTCTTGAGTAGTAAAGAGGGTTACCACTCGTCTCAAGCCACTCGTAGTAAGATTTTACAAACGAAACAAATAAAGGCCCCTCCTCCCTATAGAAAGCAGGAAACTGCGACTCTATTAGAGGAGAGATTGGTCCAAACGTTTGCTTCATTGTCTTATACCATTAGCCGTTACAAAAATATCCTCATCTTGTATTCGTATAATATTATTTAATGCAGCATCGATATCATATGAATCTGTTAATGCTCTCAACTTAATGTACGGGCCTTCATACGAAGATATATTTAAACCATTAATGAATACTATGCCAGTGACGTAATCGACAGTCCCGACGTCAATAACGGTTGTAGGATCCGTACCTTGTGTATCAACAGAAACAATACGTACTACCCCGTTACCATCATCTTCTAATCTACATAAAATTCCGTCATATGTAAAGAACGTCGACGTGATGGCATTTGTAGAGTTTAGTGTTTTTAATTTGTTGTTGAATCTGACAGTAAATGGCACCGGATCGTTTAATGCAGGATTTAAAGCTTTATATGCAATGACCTCAGTATTATTGCTAACGATGCTTGTGCTGACGCTATCAATATTTTCTACTAGTTTAGAATATCGAAACGTAGTATTAAAATCATTGAGGTTTAATTCATTGAATACGCGTATTTTAGATTTAACAGAAGCAATTAAATCTTTTTCGGAAGATGTGAGAGTATTGACGTTGTATGTAATAACGCTATCCACTTCAAGATTAATATATTCCGGGTCAACAAAAACAGGATCAATAGTTAAAGGACAACGCTCTTTTAAGAATTTTTGATATACTGTTTTATTATTTTCTGATACTCCATCAGAATCCGCAATGTCTAAGGAAATAACAACCTTACCGTAGCGAGGCGGTTCTTCTTCCTCTCCGCCATATACGTGAATTGCATTTATTTCTGGATGGGCTAATTGTAATAATGTTTTATAATCACTTGCATTAACTGCGCGCTCTTGGGTTTGAAAATAGCGTGGCGCATTCTTACGTATTGAATGAGTAGTTTCATGTACGAGGCCTCCAGTTGCTGTAGAGACTGTAGTGATGGCTACATTTGTGTGGCCATCGATCGAATCGTCGCTACTAAACAAAGCACAACCGTTTGGTAATTCACCATTACCGACTCCATACACAGCCGATACAGCAGCTCCATGAGCAGGGGCCCGACCTTGTACACCATTACCAAATACTAACTCATAGAGATCACTTTCTGCAGACTGTAAAAAGAATACTTGAGAAGTGGAGTCAATGTTTAAGTAGGAATTAGCTTGTGTGTAAGTAAGAACATTAGAACCGTTATTTTCTGTAACATATACTCTCAAGGAGGTTGTATCTACAGTTGGATTAGCTATAACAAATCGTTGATCTGCACTTTGACTGTTGAATATGAACGTATCGGTTACCAATACGCCTTCTTTAATTTCTACGTTAGCGGCGGTAAACGTACCATTTGTCGATCCTGTCACAACATAATTATCTGGTAATGTGAATGTGTATGTGTTAGATCCAACTTTAGAAGTAAACGATGTGCCACGCGGAATGGTTACTGTTGTTGTATTTGAGGCAGCAGAAGGAGTAACAGCAATATTAATTCTAGCTGTAGCAGATCTAAACGAGCGTGGGGTATAGTTTAATGTCTTTGCGTGAGAGATGACACTGTCTCTTAGTTGAGCAGAATCTAAAAACATTTCACTCGCTACCATATTGAGATAGAACGAATTGATGTACGTGTTGTAGGACAACAAGTCCAATAACACAGACATATTAGATCCGTCAAAATCATAATCTTGGAATTTAGATTGTCCAGAAAGATACGATTGGAGAGATGATTTTAAGTCATTAAAATCTAAATTTACTAAGTTAATTGATTCGTTTGCCATTATCGAACTCTGTTAAGAATTAAGTTAATTGTTATTGGTTTTGGTATAGTGACTGTGTTGAATACAAGAGTGATGTTAATTTGTTGTTCATCTGCTGATGTTTCCAACTGTAACGATTGAACGTTCATTCTTGGCTCAAACTTGGAAAGGCATGTGTCTATTTGTTGACGCATCAACGATAAAGTTTCCCCGTCTGCTGGTTCAAAAAGTAAATATTTTAAATTTGCTCCAAGATTTGGCTGATACAAACGCTCATCATAATCAGTTAATAATAAATTAATTATAGAACGCTTGATTGCGGCTTCGTTAGTGGCACGTGCTAGATCCTTTTTACCAGGATGGATATCTAGCCCTACAAAAAAATCACTATACAACTCTGTTCTTTGAGTTGTGTTGGTATATTTTTCTGCTGTTGTTATTAGTGCCATTTAATTTATAAACACGTTAGAGGTGGAAACAAGGGGGTGGCCACAGCTCGCTAGATCTCCCGATCCGCAAACCAATTTGCCTCCCGCACTCACGTTAGGACTACCGGATGCCATTTTGGCCGCGGCGTGAGGATTTTTGCCGTGGGGAGTTATTAGAGTACCAACGACTGCTATTGGTTTGCCATTGACAAAAACATTGGGAACAAGGGGAGTACTGAGTACTCCTCCTGCAACATCTACGGTTACGCGACCTACGTTCTTTGGCATATATTATAATGGGTTGAGGAACAATCCCAATAGTCCTGTAATTGTTGTTGTTGTTGTACCAGATACCTTGACTACTCCCCCGGATATAGTCGTTCCTATTGTTCCTGATATATTTATCAGAGGGGCAGACATCGATATTTGCTTTTTAGACTCCATTGTGATTGCACCATCCGACATAATAGTCGTGGCTCCATCTACAATAATAGCCATGTCTCCTCGAACCTTTATATAACGAGCTTGCATGGAGATCTCTATATGATCCCCATTCACTTTATCAGTGCGCAAACCAGGAACCATTTCAGTGTAGTGTCCAGCATTGTGGTATATGTGGATTCTTTCTGCTCCCGGCGTATCATCAATTTCAATCACGTGTCCACGCTCTGACTCAAATACTTTATTATAGGGATATTGCGCGCCAAAAAAAGCTCCTGGAGGAGGTTCTAATTCTTCATCAATTCCTACTTCTAATTTAGCTTGAGATAACTTATTAATTCCTCGAGCCAATTTATTAACATCATGACTTTCCTGAGAGATATTTTCTGAATTGACGAAATCAGGGTTTGGTTGAGGTATGCCTGGTAATGTCCCAAAAATGATAGGCATCTGCGCACTTACCCCATCAGCAAAAAAACCAACTACAGTTGTTCCCTCTCTCAAGAACGTGGGAGATATCCCCTTCCCCTGGTAGCTAGCACTTGTAGTAGGGAGAATTACATGGGCCCATGGCAATTCGTCAGTAGGCAATACAATATCGCTTACACTGTGGAAATTATAACATCTAACTCTTACCCTCCCAACTTGCAAAGGATCCATAATATCTTCAACCAAACCAAAGAACCAAACAAAACCGTGCTTACCCATTTCAGCCATTTTTTTGTAATCCTCTCACTGTGTTACCCATAGCACCCTTGACTCCAGTAATGTGAAGTTCATAGGTATTTTGAGTATCAAATAATATTCTGTGTTTTATTCTAGCTATCAAATAATTACCCGTATGGGTATCATCTTTTTCGGCTGCTTTATTCTGATCAGTTGGCTTATACACTTGAACGGTCATTGTTTGACCTGACGTATAATTAGAATCTCCATACACTAATATCCCTACTTGCTGCTGAGCAAATAACCCCAAGTAAGAAGTCATTTCTCCAATAGCATCAGGCAAGAAGTCTACTTGCGTTCCTTCCAACTCAACACTAAAGTCTGTAGGTCTATAATTTACATGACAACGAGAATCTTTAAACGTTTCTAAAAATTCATTTGTATTAAATTCTCCTGCATTGCCAAGCTGAAACTTATTCTTACTCTCAAGTAAGTTGAATTGTTTACGTAATACGTATTGTTTGGTTGTTAAATCAAAACTATAACTCGACATATTGTATGTACCCCTGTCAATTTTATTGACGGTATTATATTTACCTTGGGGTTCAAATGATATAATATCGTTCCTCGTCGGTACGCCTCCCGACACATCGTCTTCATCATTTTCAGGATTTGGGGACGGCCGACCAAACACATGAACGACGTTTTCGCTTTGGTTTCCTGCCATTTGAAATAATGTATGGAAAGAAACAAAATTGAATCCCCGAGAGTTTCGGAAGAACGTATATGGGCTGTACACACTATTGTTGGGCACTGCTCTATGCATACAGTAATCGATGGATTGGAGAGGCGTCAATTGCGGAACAACATATCGAGCAATGCTTTTTGAAGCTTCAAACTCAAACTCTATTCCTGTATCTTTCTTTATATAATCATCGTATATTTGTCCGGCTATTCCTGCATAGGTTCCATAGTACGCTCTTGCTACTGTTTTGACGGAATCAAAAGCCCGCTCGTATGTTACACCATGTAATACATACCCTTGGGCTTTATTGCTAGAAAAAATAGCTCCGTTGTCTTGTTGATACAAATAGAATGTGTATGATATCGTTCGGCTACCTTCCGAGCGAAATTTAATCACAAACGATTCTTCACCTATTAGAGGTAGTTCGGACGCTAATTTATTATAATCAACAACTAGTAAATTGCAATAAACGTATGGAGTGTATATGTCTTCATATATCTCCACTTGCATTAAATTATTAAGAACCGAGACTTTACCAAGAGTATTATAAATGATGGCTTGGTCAATTGACACCTTACCGGGGTAATCATATATTGCCATATTATCCCATCAATGCCGCTAAATTGTTCTCTGCCATTGAAGCATATTCTGAACTAATCAATTTAAGATTCTTTCTACTTTCATTAAGTCGGTCTTCGTGATCATAATATGAAATAGGAGACCAATAAATTAACTCCTCTGTAGGTATGTTTTGTTTTAGCACAACAGGAGTATCTACGAGAGTCGTGTTTGCTGCTGAGTCAGCTCCTATAATACTGCGCGTTGTTACAAAAGATCCGCTAACGTGCTGAGCAGTAATGTATGTTGTATTAGCAGTCAACAAAGAAGCAGAGGCTGTGATTGTACTCCCATCTTGTTGATACACATCTTCCCCGACTACAAAAGTTCCGTTTGTATTGGATACTTCTAAGTTTATTACTTGGTTAGTTGTTGTATTTAATGTTAGTTTTTTTCTTCTGTATGAGATTGCTTTATCAAACTCGTTGACGGTCGGTTCCCAATACTTTTTTAAATTAACAGTTGTATTTGCTGCTAGGGATTGGTAGGCATCAATTGTTATCATATCACTGTTACCCGCCCATAAAGTTTCATAGTGTCGTGTGCGAGTTTGAGCTACAGCAATTGACCCATATTTTTTTACAATATATGCGTTCAATTGATCGTGGGTGAGGTACCAATCATAGTAAGGGTCAATGACGTCGTTTGCAAAAAATATTAACCAGTCTAGATTTGGTTTAGAATAATATAAAAAAGAAAGAGTGTCGGGCCTCTCTCCTTGCTTAATTGTGTAGGGATAGAAGGCAGCTGTTTGTTTTAACACACTTTGGGCAATGTTTGCTCTTGTGGTTAACTTCAGACTCACTTCGTTGTTATCTCCGTATTGTTGGAGTCCAAAATTTGCAAAATAGTTAGACATATTTATTAAATAAATCCGTTAATGGCGGCTCTGGGTTTACGTAATATCGCGTAAACCAAGGCCTTGGTTATTAATATTGATTTGCTGTTGCTCGCGTACTTTTTTGTACTGATCATCCGATGCTGTGTGGATGTCGATTTCACGTAAGGATATACTAAGCTCTAGCTCAGTCGGATAACGATTTGAATTGTTGGTACTAGATTTATAGAAAGAAGGAGATCCGGATGGAGCGTAGTTAATTGAAACGTTGTCCATCATCATAGGTTTAAAAATAAACAAATTGCTCGGCATCATTTCTACGCTAATAACATCTGGGAACGTTAATAAAAATTGTCCTTGCTTCTCTGGTAATCCGCTTGCTTGTAAATTACGTATAACTTCTTCTAAAATCTTACTTTCTTTTTCGTTGTTTGGGGAAAGTCTCCAGCTAAACTGATATTTCTTTAAAGCAACTCCTTGGAATGAAACAGCCATGTGTGGGTTGGGAGCTGTACCAGTAGCTAAATCAAACGCTGCTCCGACCTCAGGAGACAGGCCACCCGCAAGACGTCTTGCTAGGGCTTGAAAGAAGTCAGGATCATTTGCTAAATCCACAAGGCTGCCTACCCCAGCCGTCATGTGCCTCATTACTTCTCCTTGTCCATTACCCCTAGCTTGAGGACCATTCAACCTACGCATTAGATTATCAAACGCTGCCCCACCCATCATTCCTAAACCCACATCTTGATATGCTAAACTTATAGCATCAACTAAATTTGAAGGAATTGGTAATCTTATTGTAGTGTGGGGCATAGAATTGGATAATACTTTTTTAGATTTATCCAGACGTTCGTATCGATGCAACCCAAACCTAATATAATAGTTTTCTGTAAGATCGTTAGGGTATACTAGACGGTGAGTTTGGCGGCTACCCCGAGAAGCATCTGTTGACAATTCTGGATCGTTTTTCAATCCCGCTCTAAGAGCTCCATACGTGACCGCTGGTAATTGTCCAGGCTGCGTCTGACTTATTGATTGAGCTGCAGCCTTACCTTGTTGGATTAAATTTGCAATGTTTAACGCTACTGCTGCAGTTGCTGCTA